TAAGAATTAAAAAAAGAATAGTTGAATCTAAATCTAAATCCGAATGAATAATTAATAGAATTTAACCTTTCTAGAATCACCAGCAGTAGTAATTTCACCTATTGCCTTCCCAGGTCTTCCAGATTTTACAGCTGCGTTGTCATAAATCAATAATTTATCACGACCACTTTCTTTTACCCCATAATCTTTTCCACGTATTTTAACAAATTTATATTCTGAATACTTTGTTTCATATCTTCTGGCTCTTTCTCTATCACGAAGAGAATCCATAATATTAGGTGTATATGAATAATCATCGCGTGTTAAACGAGAATTAGGTCCATAATTTACACAAGTGAAAGGTTCAGATGGGTCCATTGTTTCAACCGCATTTAATGAACAATCAATAGAAGCTTCTTTAATTAACTTAAGAAGTGTATTCATTATTCTTAATTTATTATTAGCAATTGCATATAATACCTCATCTGATGATAATCCACCACTATCCATTTCAATTTGTCTATCTGATTTCTTTTGAAGTGCAGTAATTTTTGTTATGTATGTGAAAATTTCAACTGTTCTATCTGAAGGAGGTAAATTTTTATGTGAATTGACACGAACTGCACGTCCCATAACCTGTTTAAGTCTTACTGGATTCCAATATGGTTCAATTATATGAACTTGTCTTACATTATGTAAATCAATACCTTCAGCTCCTGTTTTAGTTGTCAATAAAATTTGAACAACATTACCTTTAAGATTATCGTGTGGGAGTAATTCTAATTGTTTTCTGATTTTATCTGGTAATTCATCATACTGATTATTATATATTTTTCTTAAAATTTCACTAGTTTCAGGATTATCACCCCAAAATAAGAAACGTTTTTGTTGTTGTTCTTCAGGTTTTGAAAAATCAGCATCAATTACATAGTCACCTGAAGCATCTTTTACTAATTTTAATTCACTATAACCATTTGCCTTTAATACAATAGAAAGAACTGCTATTCCTTCTAATGTTCTATACTCAGTATATATAAATACGTTTCCATCACTAGTCTTAATGTTATTGAGAAGTATATTATATTTTGGAGCATATTTTATTAATTTATCCTCTTCATCCATAACTAAATAATCACCCTTACGTCTATCTAATCTTCTTAATGTAAGATTTTTCTGTCTTTCATATTCTTTTATAAATTCTTTATGCTGTTCTTTCTCAGAAACTTCGCCCTGATCTTCTAAATCTTCGTGTTTCTCTAATGCGTCTGCTAATGAAACAGCCTTATCTTCATCGGCATCTTTAACTTTCATAATTTCACCTAAGTAAGGTCTTGGAATATCTTCTGGGAATACAAAACTACAATGCATTCTTGAATATGCTCTATAACTTGATTTTACTTCATTAGATTCAGCTTCACCTTCACGTGGTTTAGTTTTTTTTCTATTTTTGCTTTGATTTATTTCAACCTTACGTTTTTCAGCATAATTCATAAATTGATAATCACTCATAGGAACTTCAACTACTTCATTTCTTACAACAGTAGGTAATAATTCTTTATCTTGTGTTTTATAGTGTGATACTAAACCTAAAATTCTTGATTTAAATAATTCTGGATTTTTTATCTCTAATCCACTTGCGTCAAGAAATAATTGCATAAATTCTTCTCTTTTTTCAGGAAATGCAGTAAATAAGTTCTCAGTTACAGTAACATTATAACCGAGTGTTTTATAGTTTGCTCTTAACATATTTCTAAACTCATCTTTTGATACAATACCCATTGGATTTCTTACAACACCTGCATTATCGGCAGAATTTATAAATCCATATGGATTTTGAGTAACTATTATTTGATTATCGCGTTGTTTAACAACAAATTGATTTACAAGTCTATTTTCTCTTGTCATTCTTTCGAGTTCTCTGAAAGGAGCACTTGCGGAACCTAATGCTTTAAAAGTAAAAGTATATGTTGGTGTATATCCACGTAATAAATTAAATAATTGTGCTACTTCATATGGGTCATTAATCATAGGAGTTCCACTTAAGAAAACACATTTTAAGTTTTCTGCCTCCATTATAAGTTTTCTTACTCCACTAGCACGAATACCTGGTTTATCTTTGGACATAGCATTTGTTATGTTATGAACTTCATCAACAACTAATACAGCATTATCGAGTATCCTATCACGTTGATATCTTGCCATATTTTTACTTGTAATACCATCCATAGAAATGAAAGTATAACGTTTCTTAATAATATCATTTATTTGACGTTGAAGAGTTTCTCTCTCTTTATCTGTTAATGATTCATAATTAGGTCGTTTTGAAAAATTTACAACCCATAAACCCTTATTTTCAGTTAATGTTTTTGCAGAAACACCAATTACTTTTGCTAAACTTGCAAATGGACTATCATCTGAAAGTGTTTTAAATTCCCAGTGTTGATTTATTCTAAAATATTCATTACCACATTTCATTAAATTATCTACAAAATTTTGCTGAAGAGATTTATTTAGCAATACGACTACTTTGCGGTTACTTTTGAATCCTTCTGCGATAGCAATACTGGCACAAGTTTTACCAACACCTAATCCATGATATAATAGTAATCCTCTATAAGGTGAATCGTGTTGTAAATAGTCTCTAACCATTTTCTGTTGATTAAAGAAAGTAAATTTATCTGATTTTGCAAATTTTTGTCCAGTTTTAAATTTGTATTCTTTAAATGCAGAGTCAATAAAATTAACAAAATTTTTTCTGTTTGGTAATTCATAAACTTCAGGAGTTATCATTTTATAGACAGGAATATCATACTCACTTCCTTCTAAATCTTCTGCTAATTTTACTGCCTTCTTTTTTCTAACAGTGACTTTCTTTTTTGTTTTACCAGCTGCATTATTGGCTGCAACAGCATTATTTTCTGGTGATAGACCCTTAACTTCCTTCTTCTTAGTTTTACATATGGCATATGTTTTAAGTTTTCCAGATTTTGATAGACTTGTTGCGCAAATTAAATCATCGCCTTTTTTTACGCATTTATTATATTCTTTTCCTTTATAATTAAAAGGAAATTTACAGTATTTATCTCCTAATGATACTGGTGGTTTTTCTTCTAATACTGTTCCATCCGCTTTTTTTAATGTAACTGGGATTTTATCACTCATACTAGTTATATTAATAAAATAAAAAAATATAATGAGAATTATTACAATTAAATAGTATTATATTCTCTCTCTTTTTTCTTAGTCTTTCTACCTCTTTTATTTGCTATCATAAAATTAAGTGTCTTAGCTAATGAAGTAGCCTGTTCTATAAAAAGTTCGTTTTTAGAATTATTTCCTATTTTTTTTAATAATTCTTTTAACTTTTTCTTTTTTTCTCCTTTTAAATTTTTGAAAAAAATAGATAATTGATTTTTATAAGGAGAATTTTCTGATTCTTGTGTAGATTTTCCCAAACCAGAATTTAATTCAGATGTTCTCATTGGACTTTTTATACTTGCATCAGAACTTCTTCTTAATCCTCCACCTGAAAAATCTTCTGAAAACATATTATAATAAACAACTAACATTGCACAAACTCCCATAATATAAACACAATGCTGCATATTATCTAAATTTTCATTTAATCTTCGATTATTATTTAATGAAATTGAATTATCTCTAAATCTCTCTATAAAATCTACTAATAATCTTACTAAATAATTAACGTCTTCAACTTCCATTTAAATTATTAATATATTATTTTTTTTTATAATAACTACCTCCTGCTGCTGCTGCTGCTGCTGCTGCTGCTGACGCAGTTATTGTAGTTTTAGGTGATAATGAAATAGAGCGCATTTTTTTAGAATATTTCATCTTTGGACTCATAAATGTTTTCATTGTAGATTTCATTGATTTCTTTGGTTTTGGTTTAGATTTTGAGTTATACATTTCTGCTGATTTTAAAACCCCCTTAATTAAGTTTTCTTCAACCTTAGAAATTTTATTATACATTAATAATTTTAATATAATATTCATAGTTTGAGTGCCCATTGAAGTTATTACAAATAATACTTCTGCTTGTCTGAAACCTCTTTCCATAACAACGGAAAAGTCAAAGGTCATTGATTTCTTAGTTGATTTTTTAGATTTATTAACACTTCTTACAAGTTTATTAAAAGCATCTACACTCTTCTTTGATTCTAAAAATGTTTTAAAATCACTTACAGTAACACTTGGTGTTAATGTGCTTGACATAGGACTTGTGCTTCTATTACCACCAAATAATTTTGGCATTTCAGGCATTTTAGGCATTTTTGGCATACCAGGTAATGCATTTTTTACTATTTCGGTTAAAAAGTCTTTTAGCACATCTTTTATAAATCCAAATAATGTTTTTAAAGCATCAATACAGTTCATCCCAAATAATCCTTGGAAAATGGCATCTATATATTCACCAGCTACTCCTAAATCTTGAAGACTCGTTGGTAATGAATTAAATAATGCTGTAAATATGTTGCTTATATAACTACATGTAGTATGTATTAAGTATATTATTCCCTGTTTCTTAATACCTAATACAGAAAACAATATGTGAATAAGTGTAATATTAATAAAAATTAAAAATATTAATAATGCCACAATAGCTAACTTTCCTATCCCTAATGGAATTGCATCTAAAAATACACTTCCACTACTATAAATAACCTTGTTCAATGAAATAGTCATATTAATTAATTTTTTAAGTAATTCAAAAATAATATTCACTAATTCGTTAAAGCATTTACTAGCTTTTGACATACCTAAACCTGTATAGAGACCAAAAGCATGTGGTTGCATAAAAGAGAAAAAATTCATTGTGAAAGCTGCTACACCAGCTGAAGCTGATAAAATTACAAATGCTTCAATAAATTTTCTATTTCCAGTGCATTCACGACTACTTAATCCTCTTTTTAATGTTTTTCTTATTGATTTTACTCCTTCATTTATGTCTTCTTGGGTTTTTCTCATATCATCTTGTTGTTCGCTTACTTTATCTAAAACACCAGCCATACGTCCTACTTGTTGTTGTAATTCTAATAATGTATGTTGTGTATTTCTAGCCATATGTAATGCTTCTCTTGCATCATTTCTAGATAAATGGTTTTGAGCATTGAGACCTAACTGTTGTCTATCTCTATTTATTTCTTCTTGTGTTTGTGCTGCTGTTCTTCTTCTTCTTAATTCACTAGCACCTCCCTTTGTTTTTTTTGTTTCATCATCTATTAAAAATTCATCAATTTCTGTTATTGAAATATCAAGAACTGTCCCTAAAACATCTGTTAAATTTTTTATGCTTTCATCAACAAATGATTCATCCGCAATTGGAGTAGCATTTGAATTATTATTTGAATTAGAATTCATTTTATTATAATGTCAGAAATAAATACTAAATAATACCATAATGCACTAAGGCATTATATGCTGCTTCTTGTTCTGCTTTCTTTTTAGTATATCCTTTTCCAATTGTTAATACCTCATCATTAACATCTAATACTGCCATAGTATATAATTTTTGAAT